ATCACCTTTTGTCCAAGGGCACGAGCTGCGAAAAGAACTGGATGACGGGCCCCACGCTCAGTATCTAGATTAGATATCTTTTCTCTAATCGCTGTAGAAAGATAAAGCGTCTTCGGAGCGTGATCCAATTCAACACCTTCAGGTTGCAACTTAGAGTCCTGAAGGGTTATACCAAGCCAAGTCGTAGCAGTCTTTAGAATACCATCCAATTTTGCTAATTGGTCAGAGATCAGGACAAAGTAATAGAAGTTAACGACATCTTCTTTACTATAACCTCTAGTTTCAGGCCAAAGATCTGTATTGTACCGTGTGGCCTGGGGGTAAGGGAATGGGTACTTCATCCCTGTTATAACCGTAGGAAGCGCGTTCATTAGGAATAGCCTGTTTAAATCTAATTCAGAGGTAAAGAGTGCTATGAATTCTCATAGGTCTATACCGTGAAGAATATTCTTACGAGAAAGATCTTCTCATAAGGATATTGTATAAGCCGACTCACTTATACTATTAGCCAAGAGTACAACAGGCATACCAGTGATCTCCTCACCATCAGTAACAATCCTTTTACAGAATTCAGCTGATGACATAGGTTCATCTGTCGGGATTAGAGATTTTGTTTTATTAATCTCTACTCCTAATTTAGCCATTATCTCACGATAATGGTGAACCACATCCTTATTAGTTAAAACAAGGTCATCTCCTAAAATTGCATAATCGGTGAAAGTAGGTAACCCGGCTAGGATAGCAGCGTATGCTACTATGAAGTGGTGAGTGAAAGCCATCATGTTGAACGAAGATTTAAACCCCATTGGCTGTCCCACCGCATAAGTCACCTTATGCCCGTTCTCGGTCACGAACTCTCTATCGACGAGAAGATTTCGTCATAGATTAGCTACCTTGTCTCCAAGGTAATACCCGAGAATACGTACCTGTAATTTAACAGGTAGTCTATCCGTGGCCTTTGATAGGTCAAGACTGTAGAGGGTTCTCCCAGCTCTACTCATCTCTTTCACGAATTCAAACCCAGCATCTTGATTATACGTGAAGTCATTAGGGATTAATTTAAGAGCCTCTTGTAGCACTTGCATGAATGGTAAAAGAATAGCCTGGGTGTAGTAATCCCCAATTGCAATCACCCGCGACTTATCTGCCTTCTCGAATATACAATGTAATTTCGAGTGTAGAAGGTCACGGAGTTTTGCCTGACTCCAAGTATCATAGTAGACATCCTTTGCTAGGTTAACTAGCTCGATAATACCTACCATACCTAACTCTTTGGCTAGGTTTTCAAAATGACCAAATAACTTGGTATCATCTTTCAAGGCCATCCCATCGAAGTGGGCAGATCATAGTGCATGACCATTAGGCCCTGCCGCCGAAGATTCGTGGTACTGGTGGTTAGCCACGAACTTATCAAAAGCCTCCTTGAACCAATCTTTATCAATACCCG